AATCAGGAACAGACGGAACTCTGGTTCTTTTGCTTTAAGCAGCTTCGCCACCTGGCGAAACGAAAGCGACCCGCTGGCGGTACAGTACCGGTCTACAAACTCCACCTTCGGCGCAGCGGCGGCCAGTTCCAGTTTCAACTTTTCTTTTTGCTCAGCGAGATCGGCAGCAAGGCGCAACGCTTCCGGCAACGACTGAGGCACGCTCATCTGTTGTCCATTTTCCAGCTCGAGCCAGCGGTCAATAATACGTTTACGCAACACCACGTTGTAACCAGAGACCAGAGTCAGGCATAAATCTTTTGGCAGGTGATACAGCGGATAGCTGCGCCCACGCTCGTCCCGGTAATCTCCCGAAAATTCGGGAGATTGAATATTGAGCTGCTGAAGCATGTTGCGGATATCAGCCATTACATGGTCATGCCGCTTATCGCACAGCCCGGCAATTTCGAGGCTACTCATCGCCGGAAACCTGTGATCAGCGATGTAATCACTAATCAGATCTAAAACTTCCTGTTACAGACCTGTTTACCGTTATCCCACTTCGTCCCGGTCAGGCTTATGGCCTGTTCATGGCCCGGTTCAACGAACTGACGGGTATCCGCAAATGCGCCTAACCAAAGTTAAAACCCATACTGGCATCATCATCACCAAAGATGGCGAGAAAACTGTGAAGCTGCATGAGACGCCGACCACCTGGTGCGCTGGTCCACGCGAAACCTACCGCAAAGAAGACGGCCGCCGCTGCGGCGCGCCGCTGACGAGTCGTCGCCTTAAGCTGGCGACCGTAAAACCAATCGAAGGCGGTGCCCAATGAGTGATTCGTTGAACAACAAAGAACTGGTTGCCGTTGGTCATCAGTTTGCGAAGGCGATGAGCAGCGACACGCCGATTCTGGACATCGCGAAGATTGTTTCGCGCCTGGCCGAACGTCTGGACTGCACCACCGCGGCGCTGCATGCCACGCAAGCCCAGCGCGACCAACTGGCTGCGGAGAATGCGGGACTTAAACACGCAATGGCTGTAACCCTTGAGCATGTATCGGTCACTGATACAGGGCAGGCTGGCGTTGCAGCGATGATCATCAATGATGCTCTGCACCTCAGCGAAACTCCGGCCACCTATGCCTTCCTGGCTGAAGTGCGGGCACAGGCGAGAAACGAGCTCGTGGATGAACTTGAAGCGCGATTTACCGAGTTAGCAGAAACACTTCCGTCTGAGCTACAGGGTGGTGCTGCTGGCGCTGCTGGTTTGGTATCGACTTTCCGCCAAGGAGTAGCCCAATGAGCAACATTACAGCCGAAAAAATGGATGTGCTGGCATACACGGTAACCGGCGCTGAACGTCTCGACCCCGTTCGCGTGATGATTGAAAACTATGAGCCTGGTAAAGGACGAATAACCGTCACCTGCTACGGGCAGGCATGGACAGGAGCGTGGTTTGCTATGGGCGGTGACACTGTTCAGGATTTCATTAAGCGCGTCAGCAATGACTACCTGATCGG